GGGAGAGTCGGATGGACTCATTAAGATACTCTCTGAAGTTTGGGTATCTACGGTAGCCGAGTTCTCTGAATTTGTCTGTTCCGTATCGACAAATGTCAATACTTCCGATAAAAAATCCTGCAAATCCTCTTTCTTTGCAAATTCTTTCAGGAGCTTGACAAATTTAGCGATAGGCAATTTTCGCAAATCGTCCTTTGTAACGGGCTGATGAGTTTCCCAAACGGTACAGCCAGAAAGAAAACGATAGATTTCCTCACGGGCAGAAGACATATTTTTGATGATTGCACCGACAGCCTTCATTGCTACGACAATACCAATTTCTTTCATATCTTTTTTGCTGCGCATAGCGTTAATTTCGTCCTTATCAAATACCCCGATAACGGCATTCATGCCCACCGCATCCAGAACTGCACAAAAATCGAATGCATTGTCAACAGTCAAATCAAGAAATTTCATTTCCATGTTCATCAATCCTTTCCGGTTTGTCATCAAGAGCCGGAATCACGAAATTTCCGGCTTTCTGAATTTCTGCGTAACGTGCTTTACTGACATTCATGATTTCACCCTCTGGATGCAATTTTTTGGTATGAATATCAATAAAATCTCTGATAACTTTTACTTTCATGGTTTAAGCCTCCGACACGGGGAAATACATTGTTAAACCAAGCTTGTTGAGAGTATCGTTAGAAATATCCGTCGTACACTCAAACTTGACAGCATAAGTTGTCTGTTCCGCATTCTTTGTTTCCAGCTCAAATGCTTCTGTACAAAGGGCATTTGGCAGAATGATGATGATATTTTTGCCATTGGACAGCGTTCCGACATAGGCAATATTCTCTAAATAATCCTCAGAATTGATATTATATTTTGTAATGAATTTGTGATAATTCATATCCTCTGTTTCTACTCTTGTCAAGTGCAGTGCCTTTTCCAGAATCTCTTCTGTGATTTCGGTCATCTTCCCTTCCAGTGTTGCTTTTTCACCAACTTTTTGTTTGGAGACTCCCTTAACAAGGACAGTTGCACCATCAACCTCAATATTCAGCCATGTGGCTTCATAGTTGAATTTGATACCGCCAGAAGTCGCACCCAAAACAGTCCCCTGCCATTTTTCTGTTTGAGAATAGGTTAGATTTTTGTAGATAACACCAGCACCGAGAATCATTTTTTCGATGGTTTCAGTTGTAATACCGTGCTTTTTCAAACCCATAGTCAATTATCTCCTTTCCATTTGGAAACATATAATTTTACACAGATTCTGAATAAATCCATTTCACCGGATGGAATACAATCAGAACCCAGAAAACGGATATAAAAAGCGGATTCGCCGGAAACTTCCTGCAAATCCTGAAATACCTCTGCAATTTTATCAGCCATCTGAATCGCCTGTAACTTTGATGTTCTTGACCAGATGTCAACCGTCAGAGTGCCGGAAATACAATTATCCTCGAAACGGTAGTCATTCGCTGAAAATGTCCCCACACAATACGGATATTTCACCGCAGAACTCCACTCACTGAACTCATACGGAATATCATTCAGGTTCATTTTATCAGCGATAAATGATAATAATTCTTCCATGAAATCACTCCATTTCCGTTTTCAGAATGTCCTGCATTTTCTGTTGGATGGAATCTTTCTTTTCGTCATAAGCTCTTTGCATGGGCTGATTGGGCTTTTTACCGTGAGTGAATACCGCAACCAACGCACCACGCTTTTTTGTTTGTCGAATTTCTTTACCTGTTGTAATTTCGCCACTTGCATAGCGATAAGCCGCCCATTGACGGTTGTATTTGCTGACATATCTCTTCACAGATTTTAGAGAAATCTGCCCTTCACCGTTCCCGACTGGAATCCACCAACCGCCTTTTTTGCCGTTGCCTTTGAGAGCGAATTCACCTGTACCAAACTCTTCATAAACGGCATTCATCAAATCAGAACCGATATAAACCGTCTGTTCTGTAGATTCTTCCTCAATCTGGTAACGATAAGAATTTGTAGTTTGTCTGGTATCAGCACGATTTCGGGAATTATCTACAATTTGTGATACAATTTCTCCGCCTGCTTCTGTCAGGAAATTACTGACACTTTTTTTGAGTGCCGCTTTGACAGCCGGACTATTATCACGCAGTGCCATTCTGACCACCTACATATTTGAGATAAATTTCAAGCTGATAATTAAGATTCATTGGATTGTCAATCAATTGAATGTCATAAGTTTCTCCATTTATCAACATTCTTGAATTTTCCGCTGTCACTGATAGCGGTACATAATCGCAAATGAAAATATGAGTAGATTCCTCAATTTTTGCGTTGAAATGGGTATATCCCGAACTGCCACCAGATGCACTTGATGATAAATCCAGAAATCCGGTCAATCTGTGTTTATCCGTCCAGACAGGGACACTTTCATTGATTTGGTTTTTGACAGTGGTTTTCTGCTGAATGATTCCGGTTAAATTTCCGCCGATTTTCTTCATGTTCTGCACCTCCGGTAGGGCTTGCAGAACGACATCAAGCCCACAGGATAGCCCATCACGGAATTTCCGTCCGTGACGGTATAAGTGACGGTATGCCTTGACAGCGTTTCAGATGCAATGCCCTGTTTGTCAGCCATTTGCAACGACCATGACACCATCTGGACAATTCCCATTTGTACGTCAATCGGCAATCCGTCCGAAAACGGATTGTGCGTGTAAGCCTTGACAGCAGATTCAGCCGAGTTGAGTAATTCGCTGAGTGTTTCATCATCCGCAGTGGTACGCATATGACGGCGAGCAAAGGCGAGGTCAATCATTTCTTTGAGCCTTTCTTTGCGGATACCTCTGTCAGCCCGTCAGATGCATCAGAACCGCCCTCAATGGATTTTTCCGTAACAGTATACCCCTCATGTTCTTCGAACCAATGAACGGCTCTCAAACTGTCAGTTTCGCCTTTTCCGTATGCAAAGTGAATGCCGAATGCACCGACTTCACAGCAATCTGGACGGCTTGTCACTTCAATCAGATATTTCATGAAATTCACTCCTTATGCAATTTTGATGTTTCTCAATACACCTGCATGACGTGTATTTTTCAGGACGGTAGCGGCTACCATTTCGACTTCGCCCTTCTTGACAGCCCCCGGCTGATTGAAGTCAGGAACAAAGCTCCGAACCGCATTAGAACCCGTCAGAGAAACTCCATGGAAACCGTCATCAATACTGAATTTCACAGCATAAATATCAGTCAGTCCGTTAGTGTTGGAAGTTGCAGAACCAATCTTTCTGGAAATGCCTGTTTTGACAACAGAATTTGCAGTTACGGTACTACCGGAGACAGTGTAGTGATTGCCCAAATCCATGAAACGCACTCCGTCCATACTGGTCACTTTTCTACCGAATGCATCTTCGGTTTCAGTCTTATAACCGAGAATTCTTGCGAGGGTCTGAATTTTAGCAATCGTGGAGCTGTTCATCAGCAGAGCATCCGCTTCGGTGTCCTTGATAAGGAGCTGTAATGCTTCATACAACTGGTCAGCGTTTTCTTTCAGCATATTGGCTGTAGAAATATCAATTGCAGTTCCCGTGCCGTATTCTGTAGCAGTTCCGGCAAGCATTTTATCCAGACCGTCAAATTCTTCCGTGTGGGTCGTAGCATCGCCGTTGATGAGCGTGTAATGGAACAGGCTGATAGCGGCAAGAATTTTCTCCTGCATCTGGAAAGCCATGGTGTTATATCTTCCCTCTGCGGATTTCAGAACTCTGTCCATTTCGAACGCACCGCCGAAAATTTTCAGGTCAGCGGACTTTTTCTGTACAGTTGCCTGATTGGCGGTATATTCGTTGTTGAGCGTTCTGAAACTTGCCACAGACGGGAGGAGCTTTTGAATATAGCTGTAAGTCAGTGTTGAACCACCGGACGGGCTCACGCAGTTATCAAACGGCAGGAGCTGTAAGATTTCACTCTCACGGAGAAAAATATCAACCACTTTCTGAGCTACCTTGTCAGACATACCAACTTTCATTTCGTTGAGTGTCATTGGCATAATACATCATCCTTTCATTTGGCTATTGTTCGGTTCATAGAAATCATGCAGGGCATCTGTCAGCGTTGCGGGTTCAGCCTTTGCATCCTTATCACCTTCGGGGAGCTTGTGTTCTTCAATGCGTTTTGCACTGTCGCCCTCGAATTGAGCAGGGAACTTGGTTTTCAGCCCTTGCAGAATGGTATCCCAATCCTTGACGTTTCCGGAATCGTCCAGCTCTACGTTTTTGCCATCTGCTTTCATGGATTCTGTCAACTTGTAGGTGAGATAATCCGTGTCAACTGCCTTCGCCTGCAACAGACCAAAACGGACAGCGGAACTCACTTTTTCAGCAGTCAACTGCGTCTGTAAAGCGGTAATCTGCTGTTCGTAGTCGGTAATTTTGGTATTCAGTCCGTTGACATCCACACCGTCAAAGCCTGTCAGTTTCTGATTGGCATCATCCAGCTGTGTCTGCACCTGCCCCAATTCAGACTGATGCAGATTCAGCAGGGAATTGATTTGTTCCTCTGTAGCATCTGCGAAAATTTTTGTAATATCTGATTTTTTCATGCAAATTCCTCCTCTCAGATATGTAAAAAAGCCCAGAATGTGACCTCTGGACTTGTCTATAGCAACACATTGCAATGGTGGAATTGTCAGGAAGCAAGGCAAACGTATACTTCCACTTCCCAGTCGTCCGCCGTCAAATCCTCTACAGTAGGATGCCAGAAGGCAAGGGGCTGACCCCTTTCCTGTTTGACGATAACATACGCACCCTTACGCTTATCCAACGCAATGCAAAGCCTAGTATCAACATCCCAGTGAGGACGGTAAATCCATTTTCCATTTTTCAATTCCTTGATTGCTTGTTGAAATTTCATAGCGTTACTCCTGTTCTCTGTAAATTTCAGGAAGTGGCATCCATGCAGATACCTTGATATGGGTTTTGATGTTCCATATTCCGTATGCAGGCAGATAGGACAATATTTTCAGATGTGGCTTGCCCCAATCACCATAAAACATATCCCATTCCTGACAAGTGACAAGACAGTAAATTTCATTTTCTCCGTCAGGCATTCGCTCAGAGCAGGGAATCCAACCAGACAGAACATTCAGATTCTTCATTTTCTGCCGAATTCTTTCCAATCTGTTCTCAATTTCATCAAGTTTCTGATTGACCTGACTTACATCCAGTTCTACTGTCCATGTAAAAGGACTTTTCACTTCATGCAGTTCTGTAAATGTTTCAATCGGCATAGCATTTTCCTCCATCAGTCAATAATTGTCCAGTCCTCGGCAAGCATATCTGTCTGACTTGCAAGCCAGCCCACAACAAGCTGTTTCTGTGCGGTATACATTGCAATGGTATCAAGAACTTCCGGTGTGTGTTCTGGAATGCCGTCACCATAATTTTCGGTGATTGCATTATGCAGGGATTTTCCATGAATCAATACAAGGTGCATTCCCTTTCCGTTCCAACCTCTTCTTGCTACTTTGTACCCCTTTTTCAAGGCTTCAATTGCTTTTCCGAAATCCATAATATCAATCCTTTCTATTTGTTTAGCCAGTCGCTAAATTGATTTCCGGCTATAAATCCAATTACTATCCCAAATAAAAGATAAAGATATATCATACTTTCAACACCCAGCCTACGCAAATGAAGTCTTTCGACATAATCGGGTAAGCAGTGCGATTATCTTTCAACAACTTTTCAACAGTCGTGTGGAATAATCCTGCAATCTTTTCGAGGGTGTCACCTTTTCGAACTCTGTACATATCTGAAACTCCTTTCAAAAGTTGATAAAACAACGGCAGTTTGTCACCAAGAGATTAAGGTCACATTCCCAATCATCGGCGAGAATATCTGAAACATCTGCTTTCCAGATTTCCATTGATATGTCAAACGGTATCGGGCCAGCCGGAAATTTCACGATAATACCTTTATCACTCATAAATAGACATTCGCCGTATTCCCAATGAGGACGGCGAATGCAATAGCCTTTTTGCATTTGCTTGACGGCTTTCCTGAATTTCATTATGTTTCACTCCTTTCAGGGAATAACAAAACCGCTCAATTCGAGCGGTTTAAAACGTATTCAATAAAATCAGAATTTAGTATCAAATTATACTTCTCAAAATGATAGATTTCAGAAACATACCATGTATATTCACCATCGGAAAATGCATTATTGATTTTCTCGGTTTCCTTATTGGTGAATTTATCAATTACTGGCTGAGAAGTAAAAGCAAACGGTTTGGAGAATGACTTCATG